AATAAGGTAATATTATCGTACTCTCGTAATAATAAATCGTTGGTATTGATCTCATTCGTATTCTTATAGTAGGCGGTATGGTTTCCCACGATGCTGATAAGATCAATGCCGAGATTTGACAACCTATCGAAATAAGATGTCTTCGCCCAGTCCAAAGAATAGAGATCAACGCCCTTACGATTGTCAAAAGTGTCGCCAAGGTCGAGTACAGTTGTAATCCCCAACTTTTCAAGCGTTGGAAAAAAGACTTCATCATAAAATTTTAAAAAATAATCGTGATATAACTTTGACCCCTTCTTGAATCCGAAGTGTTGGTCTGTTATGATTGCAACTTTCATTAGTCAAAGATGGCATGTTTTGAAGTACCTGCATTATCATTTGATATATCTCCTATTCCAGTCTCTTCAGTCTCTTCTAATTTATATTCCCAATCTTCTATCACAGTATTAGCAAGCATCCTATCAGAAAGAAGATCCATTTCTTCTCTTGCTATCTCTTCACTTTCTGCATCAAACCAAAAGTCTATTGCCTTACCAATCCTCAACAAATGAGGTTTGAGATTAGGAGCAACTAAATGTGTATTTTTCATCACTGCATTACCAGCAGCATCAGATACAGATCCTCTGAGTCTAACATGAACAAGTGCTTTAAATCTCATTAGCAATCACACAAATCAGGGTATCCATTTTCACACCAGTGCTCTGATGTACCAGAAGATTCTGTTACGGTACAATTCCACAATTGGTCTTCAGTAGGTGGTGTCCATTTAAAATTAGATGGTAGTGCTATTCCACCTCCACCTATATTTGTACCACATCCTACCAGTAATGGTGCTAGAAATAATAATTTTTTCATTTCTTTGTAGTGTTACTACGTGTTCTATTAGTTATACTAATGAATTTATCTCCTGCAAACGTTCCACCTAATGATACATCTATCTCGTCACCATCTACCCAGTTTATATCACCATTCATTTTGGTGTGTTGCATTGCAATTTGAATCTTGTCAATGACTTCTTGTGTTAGTCTCATAATTAAAACTCAATAGAATTGCTTTGTGGTAATCCAAGTTCTTCTTCTGGTTCAAAAGGAAGTCTGTCAACTGCTTTTGGTAATCCCTGTTGACCAGGTAATTCCTCAATAGGAGTTACACTAACATCAACTGTCTCTGGATTGATAGGTTTAGGAGCATCTATTCTCCTATATGTCAATTTCTGAACATACTGATTAACAAGAATCAAATTTTGTGCAGTTCTCTCACGACCACAGTCAGCATACTGTTCACCTTTCTCATCAAAAACTCTATACACAGGATACTTAGTCATCTGTTGTTGAACCTATACTGAATGGCATCTTTGATTGAGTTGTACTCAGATGATTTACCTGCTTCGTCTGCGACGAAAACTTCGTCAAACCCAGATCTTTCTATAATTTTTTGTCTTATTTCCAATTGCTTCTTCTCCTTCTGTATCCTACGTAAGAAAGCATAGTGTATAATCTGAGTAAAATATGCAAAAGGATTCTTTGACTTCTCAGGATTGAAATTGTTTATATACTGTACACAATTTTCTATACCATCACATATCATATCATCCTTGAACATATAGTTCACGAAGTTTGGTTTGTATGAGAGGTGTGTGGCAATCTTTAGAAAGCATTCACCCAGATAGTTTGTAATCCTTGGTTTAGGTTGTCCCAATCCTTCTGCATCTACGATAGATTGCTTGTAAGCAACAATGGCAGCAAGAAACTCCTTGTTATTTACATAGTGTTCAGATCTTTTACGTGCCATTATGTACGAACTTGTATATGATTATTATAGCACAGCTTGACAACATATACAATTACATGTACACTAACAGTGTCGCTGTTCAGAAGCAATCTATTAATCCTTCTTAGGTTCTTTAGAAGCATCATCATCATTATATAATTTTTCTATAATACTTCTAGACTTTTCTACAGAATTTATATATCCCATCTTACGGTTTAAATCAGGGTGAGTTCTTTTGAAACCACTTGACACTATTGAATAATAAGTATCAAGAACCATCTCATCTTTTATTTCAGACAAAGTAATAACTTTATCCATATTTAAAATATAACATTCTTCATCACTCATTTTCATCCATGGTTCAAACTTATACCCCATTGGTATATGAGCACCAGGTGAACGAACTTCTGAACACACTACAGGATTATCAATTATAATTTTTTGATCGTTGTCACTATCAATAATAACTTTAGATAAAATTTCCTCACCACTTACTAGTTTTATAGTCGCTAAAAATTCACTGTAAGGTTCATCAGATTTTGATTTGGATGATGTCATAATTAAATTTCTCCTCGTTGTAATACTTGATGCGTTCGATAAGATGATTCAAAGTATAATTTTGCTTTGACCCTTTCTTACAATCGTCAGCAATATCGTACAAGGTTGCTTCTACTTTTCCACTACCTTTCCTAAGGACTCTCCCAATGGATTGGAGATTTCTAATTCTGGACTTTGAGGGACTGGCGAAGATGATGTTGTGCAACCGCTTAATGTTAATCCCAGTACTAAAAGTACCGTAGCTAGCGATGATAATTGCATTGTTTTCTTGTTCTGTAATTTGACGTACGTGTTCACGTTCTTCAACGTCTACACCACCATGAACGAAAAAAACTTTGCGTTCATTAGTATTTATTAGATCATATAGCACCTGACCGTGGGTTTCCACCCTACTGTAGAGTATTAAAGTATTACCTTTCAAGTCTAGTGCTAGGTTTTTTATGAAATTATTTCTTTTTTCATGACCTATAAGATACTGTACTTCATCCTCATATACATCAAACGTTCTAGGTTCGTGCTTTAGTAACAATATTTTTATAATAAGTTGAGCAAGATATCCTGCATCCTGAAGATCTTTTGTATTGATAATTTTATAAGATGGTCCAAACAAACCTTCTAGCACCCACTTATGTGTTTGTGTACCGTCTAATGTACCTGTAAAACCATAACGATATTTTGTATCATACATCTTAGTCATGATACCTACCAAAGATTTTGATTTGAATTGATGTGCTTCGTCACCTACAACAGCATCAAACTGTCTGAACCACTTCTTATCTTGTTTGTATATGGATTGCCAAGTTGATATAATTACACCCTTAGTACTCAAGAAATCTTTTCCTGCATATATCCTATGACAATACCTCTCACTCTCCCACCCATAGTCTTCAAAGTCTTTATACATCTGTTCGACCAGAGATGTAGTAGGAACAACTATCAACACCTTCCTGCCACTCTCAGCATGGTATCTTGTGATAGCATATATCATAAGACTTTTACCTGAACCAGTCGGTGATATAATTAGTCTTCTATTTCTTTTTAGTGCATCATAGACACCATCTATCTGATAGTCTCTTGGTTTATATTTTGATATATGTGTAAGGTAATCTTTTACTCCTTCTCGACCAATTTTCTCGTCTTCCTGATAAGGTAATCCATAATGTTTATTGTCCTCAAACTCAAATTGATAATTATATCTCTTACAAAAAGACGCAACTTTATCTAGAAGTCCTACATATATCTCACCTTTATTGATGTTATATAATCTTATCTTACCATCCCAATACTTACTGCGATACTGTGGCATGAACTTAGCACCAGGTACATCGAATGTAAACTCATCCGATAGTTCATGTCTTATATGAGGATCACATTTTATCTCAAGAAATACTTCGTTCTTCTTTTTGATAACAAGATCAGCCATAACCAGAAGAGAACCTTCGCCACTCAATAGCATTTTTTATTTGATAGGTTCTGTTAGAAATTTGCTTTAGTATCTCTTCAAGATACTTGAGCATTGCATCGTAGTATTCGATCTTGAGTTTAGTCTTTGTCAGTTTTTCATCTGAGTCAAGATACAACTTCAAGTCATCTTTGTCTCTGACTTTATATGGAAAGGGTTCTTCTGCATATATGTCTGCAGTTGCTTTCCCAGTGTAATACTTCCTACGTTCTAATAGAATACTTGCATACTGCTGTTCATCACGCTTTCGCATGAGCAGTATCGTATTATATAGGTCGTAATATTTACAATGTAACTGTGGGATACGTAAGGATTCATTATCAAGTTCATCCTGATTCATTACTGAATCTTTATTCCACATTGCCTGTATTGCTTCTACGCTACAAGGGTTAGACTTTCTTTCCATTGACATCAATCACATTAAACATAGTATACTTAAAGGTAACGGTTGCTGTATAGTATTCTTGCTGCTCTGCTTTTGAATCGAATGGAACACCACTCAATTCAATAGGAAACATATCTCTAAACTTTACTTTTACTGAAGGATTGTAATCGCTATTCAATACGATAAGAGTAGCATCAGATCTTTCATTGAAAGTATCACTAGGATCACTCTTAGGTAATAAATTTTTCTCATCTGCAAGTGAAGCATACTGATCTAATGATTCTGGAAAACCTAAACTTGTAATCCATTTATAGATCTCAAGATAGTTTTCCATATTTTCATCTACCATAAATGAAAGTTGCAAATCTTGAAATTGCATCTTGTCACCAGGTACAGGAATATTCCTTAGATATGATGGTTGCTCTGCTACACCTAATGTTATAGAAGGTAAGTTTGCTGCATTGCAATAAAAATCTACCTTAGGACAACGCTCTAAGGCAAACTTAAACCCAATGACAGAAAGAAAATTCCTATCAGAAACTTCTTTCCAAGTGCTAGGATGTAATGATTTTCTAGTTGGCATTACATGGTTACTTTTTTATATTTATGCCCAATACTCATCAAGAGTATCCATTGCTTTGTTCATATATTTTCTAGCACCATTGCACTCCCATTCTCCCATCTCACCAATTTCACATTTGTAATCCAATTCTCTTTTCAGTTGAAACAACCTATTTGTCATATCAACTTTTGAAAGTCTGCCGTTCATTGTTCCTATGGTTACCTTCGTATAGTAGTTAGGTAAGAAAGTACCTGTTCTCGTACTTCCATCAGCTCATGGTAACATTTCTGGTTGTGAGCACAGTTCCTAAGTTTAGGATCTGGTTTATGAACACTCTCGGTAAAAATAGTAAGAGCATCATTCCACTTCTGATTTTTTTCCATTGACAATTTCAAAATTTCCTGTTACTATATACTTATTATAACATGTCTACACCGCTAACGCACCTTAGACAAACAATCGCTAACGCAACAATGATCACTATCAAAAGACAGGACATAGTAGGTCCTAATAAACTACCAGGTTTTAACAGAGTAGGAGAAATAAATTTAGAAAACTTCTTAGATGATGAGATAGAGATACCACAAGGATATGAGTTTGAATCTTTAGGTTCTCTTGATTTAGATACTGAAGTGAATGAACTAGATGATATGTGGTCAAATGATGGTGTAAGAGATAAAGGTAACACTGAAGATAGAATCCAAGCATTACAAAATGGTTTTTTGGTAAAAGGATATCTAACAAAAGAAACACCAGGTATGGGATCTAAAGAAGGTCCAGTAGAAGGTAGAGGTAGAGCTCTAGCAGCAAAACGAAATGGTGAGAAAAAATTACCTTGGATCAATCTTACAAAAATAGAAGATGGTGAAACATCTAGAGTTAGTGGAGGTGTTGAAGAAAACTTAAAGCACGATCCTGCTACTAAAGGAACTAGAGAAGATGTTATAACTGCTGGTTTGTACCTAATAGGTAAAGGAGAATTAGAACCAAATGAAGTTGATATAAGAGACTGGTTAAAAGATAGAATACATATTCACAAATACTTTATTCAGGCAAATGTTACTCTTATTTTAGATGGTATAATTAAGAGACATGCTGAAGGTGATAATGCAGTTAGTATCAAAGAAAGAAAATCTTGGATGCAAGTCTTAGATAAAGAATTCAATATTCTAGTTGACAACAAAACAACTTTCCTATTCTCTATAGATTCCCCCACATATTCATGTCGTTGTTTTTGTGAGGCAGTATTGGAGTATGGGACAAAAACTCCAGTAGATATTATACTCTATACAAAAAGGAGATTGCCATCAGAAGCAAGAAAGAAACTTGAGACTTTTGTGAAAGATATTGAAAAATATACCAGACTTACATACAAAGCAATTGGTAATAAAAGAGGTATGAAATTTGAAAATGTTGATATAAATCAGCATTATAAAATTAGGGGTTGTATACCTCAGTTTATTGCGGATCACAAAGATGAAATACTAGCAAGAGAATTAGTTCATATAGATTCTTACTAAGCATAAAAAAAGAGGATCCCGAAGGATCCTCTTGAAAAAATATAAGCGTCTCGCTTACATAAGGTTAGTAACCTTAACTCTTCTGTAGTATCTGTTGCTGTTAGCAGTGATACGTCCGAGTCCTTGAGTTGTACCTTCAGCGAATGGGTTGGCAACCATACCATATCTGGTCTTGAAGCCAATTTTTGGTTGGAATGTGTCCTGACCAACCGCACGAACCATCTGTAGTGGAACGTAAGGGCAGTAGAATAATCCAGCATCATAAGGAGATGAACCCTTATAACCCATAACGTAGTACTGGTTAGCGTCTAGGTTAGCAGCGAATGGGTCGATGTAAACCTTGTAGCGTCCGTTAAGTGTACCAGCGAAGGTGTTACCTGTATCATCAACAGTCAAGTTGCTGTTTAGTGCAGGTGTATAATCTAGTTGTCCAGCAGCAGTAAGTGCAGAAGCAACGTCAGCAGAACAAAGGATGATGTTCCCCTTGCCACGACGAGTTCTTTGTGCGATTGCGTTAGCATCACGCTCTAGTTGGAAGATCATACCTTTGAACTTCTCAACCGTCCAACGACCATTACTGTCGGTGTCTAAGTCAAACGCACCAGCAGTTGCTGTGTT